ATGGAAATCGAAACAGCAAAAAACAACCTTAAACAGTCTATAGAAGAAGTTTTCGAAATAGTTCAAAATCTCGCAGAAGAACAAAAAAATATAAAGTTCAAAGCTTATCGACCATCGGAAGTCGAAGCAAAAGTTTTCCTCGATTATTTTTCTTGGGAAGACGGCAACGCAAAACAAAATTTTGAAGCCCTTTATAAAAAAGAGCTCCAAATTCTGCAAGAATGGCTGCAAATCTATTGCCACGAAAATGATTGCACCGAGGCAGAAGCCCTATCAAGAATTATTGACGGAGCAATTTAGCAATACCCCAAAAGATGGTCAACAAAATTGACAGCCTTTCTCAATTTTTTCTGAACAGATGCAGAAATCCCGTCGCAGAAGTTAAGAAATCTTCCAATATGATAAGGAAACCTATAAGGTTGTGTCCTTTCGCCATTGTATGAGGCTCTGTGATATTCATAATTTACAAAAATCTCAAGACACGCTGCAGACAATAAAGTAATTCCTTTGAATTCAATACTGCATTTTTTCGGGTAGTCGAGCCCGAGCATTCCAATCATAAGGTAGTTAAATTCTGCTATTTTTGGTGTCCCTTCATAAAGATACAGAAGTGAATGAACTGCACCATTTTCTTTGTGTTTTTTAAAAAATGAGAAAACATTACCTTCATCTATCATCTCAAACATATCTTTGTACGAAATTTGCGACAATTCGTCATAAAATTCATCAATGATGCTGTTGAGCATAAGAATAATCATGTAAAGATCCGTTTTTGTTAAATTAAGTGTTTTGCTTGGTTTTCCGGTCATAAAAGACTCCTTTTTGTTAAAAATAAAAACTAAAATTATATAAAAAGGCTTACCGATAATTATCCCAATTAATATCATCGCAATAATTTTTGGTAATAAAGAAAGAGCTCAAAGACTTTTGGACGCAGACAAAACACTTTTAGAAACAAGTTTTGGACAAAAAGTATTAAGTATATTACATACTGAAAAAGCTGACAGACAAACGATGAAAACTTTTAATAACCAATCACAGAAATGGGAAGTTTTGCGTGATATAAATGGACAAAGAAGATTTGCAGCTGCTTTTGAAGGTAGTAACTTTGGTAGGCTAACAGCAAGAGCGTTGAATAGAACAACTCTATTGGGCATTGCCGCTTTAAGTTTGCTTGAGTTGCCAAAAATCTTTAAAGCTATGGGGGATGGCAATAATATTGCAGAGCAAACTGCTAATACTGCTAAACAAACTGTAAAATCAAGTATTAACCTAGCTTCAGTTACTGCAGGAATCGCTTATTGTGGAGCTATCGGCTCAAAATATGGCGGACCTTTGGGTTCTCTAATCGGGATGGGTGCTGGCGCTGTATTTGGAAGTTTAGCGTCTAAAAAAGCTCAAGAAATTATTTCTTAAGATATTCAGCGATATCTTCTTTAGTTTCATCAACCCATTTTTTCATTTTTTCAGGATAAATGGCTTTGATTGCATCAAGAGTATCTATAGTGTCTTTATGCGATACGTCTTTTGCTACAAAAGCTTCGTATAAGTCTCTTAAGACGTAATCATAAGTAACTTTATTATTAACTGCTGATTGAGCTTTTTCATAGTGTTTTTGATTTATGGCACAAAAATTCTGTCTTTGATTTCTATTATTTGAAACTGTCGGATTAAATCTTGTAATCATAACTTTTCCTCGCTCTTAGGTGGTTTATATTTATCTTAAGACAGAACATAAATAAAGTTGCGCACTTTGTAAAAAAAATTTACAAGAAGTTTTTTTGAAGCTGTAAAAAGTGGTTAGTGCTATATTGTAGCACTAACCTAAACCCTTACTAGTTAAGGATTTCACCTTTGCAAAGGTATCATTAATACCCTTTAACTCTGATATCAACTTTACAGTTCATAAGGGTCTGCTGGGCAAAATCATCATATACCTTGATTGTAGCGTGAGAAGTACTTTTAGAGTCCACAACGCAACACCCTGCAGCACCATCTGAAACATTTGCAACTACTGTCGGAACAGTTACAAAAGCAGGGTCAAAATTAACAGTAACGCCATCTTGAGCATTTGTGATTTCTTGGTCGCCGAAATATAAATCAGTATCAGGTATATCTATCTTGATTTTAAACATATTCAAGCTGCAAAATTTGTTCAGGGGGCTGTTTATCGTAACTCGTCCCTGATAATATCTGAATTTCAACATTCGAATTGACATTGGTTCATAATCCGTCCAAGTCAAGCCATCTTCGGAAAATCTGGCTTCAAGTAATACAGAACAACTATCATCATCTTTGTAAAAATTGTGGTCAAAGCTGACAGAACAAAGTGAATTCACCCCAACATCATATATAGGCGTTGTATAAACCCCATTTGCCACCGTAGGATATGCCCATTTTTGCTCACTGGTAGTATAAGTAGTGGGCGTATTACCCCAAGTATCAAGACAACTTTCCCAAACAGCTGAGGAATTTAGCTTAATTATATTATTATACGCATGACAACCCGCAAACATACCGCCTCGCAAATCTTCATCGAGAACATCTTGGTCGATAACCATATTGGTATCACGTTTTTTATCGACGACAAGAATGCTCAATGATGCATTGGATGATTCCATATCATATTTATTTTTTGCTTTAATCCAAAATTTGAAAGTCCCTTGCCCAACAATATTTGTATAATGGGTAGTTCCGATAAGGTCAGTTGCAACAATACTGGAATTTATCCAGTTATCGCCTTCTCTGATTTCATAAGTAATAGAGGCACCCGGTACTTTTTCCCAATTAAATTGAGTCAAATTCAGTGATTGGGATGCGATAAAATTATTAACATTATCAACGTTTAATTCATTTGTAATATTAACAATATCGTATACAGGTTCCGCAGAACCCAAGGTATCAGAATAAATCGCTTCATTATATTCTTGGCAAACTATTTCCATTTGTCCTTCTTGAGCTTCAGAAATATTGATTATACGCATTTTTTTATTTGCGTAGCCCAAAAATGTTGAGGTGATTTCAATTACATCCCCGATAGTTCTGTCCAAACCTTCTTTTGAGGTTTGAAAAGCAATAAATTTGTTGCAAGTTATAGATTGATTCAAATAATACCAAGCAAGGCGACTAGCTTGATTGAAGTTGGTCACACCATAGGTTTTGATTTCTTTTACAATGGGCTGTTCGTTTTGAAATACTTCTGCTTCAGCTTGAGCAAAAACTCTGACATATTCATTATCGGGGTCTACAAATTGTACTTTCACAATGTCGTAGATATTTTCACGAGGCGTTGTCCAAAATTTTTCGGAGCCAACCAAAATATTGTCAGGTGTGAAAACCTGCATTGTCGCTTCAGGTTTTTCGACATTCAAAGACACCTTACCGCCTTGATAAGACAAATACCCTCTAAAGCACGCCAACATTTCATCCATCCAGTCAAGACGCGATCTTTCAACGTCCAAAACGATATTTAGCGTAAATCTTGGCTTACCACCGACAAGTTGGTCACAATACGTAGCTGCATCCAAAAAGCTTTGCAAATCAATTTCATCAGGATTTATGCCGCAAGAACTGTAACCTGTCAAAAAATCATACAAGCACCATGCCGGATTGTTAGAGTATTTAATTGTATAATTTGTCAAATCCGTATAAACTTTAACTTTTTTACCTTTAACATCTGCTGTGACATTAAAGTTTCCACCGATTTTATTGGATGCTTTAGCAGTAATTGCAAGATAGGCATCGTATTTCATACCGCCGACTACCCTAGCTTTGTCTTCTTGAGTAGTTCCGGGGACTCTTGAGTCGATAAGTTGTGTTCCATTTCCCGTATAAGCAGTGTATGAGCATCCTGCAAGGTCGCTGACTGCAATGTCATTGAATAATACATTAGAAATACTCTCAATCTCACCATCTCCAAGGCATAAAATTCTTTTAAGGGTTGAGCCGTAGGCTTCTTGCCAGATAGTATTGCCTGCAACCTTGACTTCGCCGTACATAATAGGTCGTCTGAGTTGGTTACTGACCTGTGATTGGAGAGGACCGAATGAGTACGTGGGACTTCCGTTGCTATAATTGGCAGAAGTATTTGTTGTTGCAACACCTACAGAACCCGCAACTGCAGCAACTCCACCAGCAACTAATCCTACACTTCCCCAAGTAAAAGTAGTTGCTAAAGCCGCCCAACCGACCCCAATTGCGGCAATTCCAGCAACAACTCCGGCTACCAAACCTATAACTTTTAAAGCTTTTGACATTTTCTATAATACCTTTCTTTAAATTTCAAATAACTGTTTAATCTGCTCAGGCGAAGACTATGAGTCTTTGTGCAGTGAAAAACCTTGTCATTACCTGCATAAATACAAAAATGCCAGGTATCTTTTTTGTTCAAAATCACCAAATCACCTTCTTGTAATTCTTCCTTTGAAATCTCTGTAAAATGCTGTGATACCAATGGGAGAAAGTATTCAGGCTTCTCAATATATTCATACAGAGGAATATCAGTGTACAAAAGATACAAAGGCATAACGCACCCAAGCATCTCTTGCGAGAATTCTTTTCCGACATTTTCATACAAAATATCTATCATTTTGCCGAAATTACCATTTCTTTAGGGATAGAAGGATACCCGCCGAAACGAGTTTTAACAAGACAGCTTGTAAAAGTCTTGTCGCACTTGGCAGAAGAACCCGAATATTGACATCTTTCGTCTTTGAACTTCCACTGACAATTGACGTCATATGTTGAGTTCGGGCTTTGTGTCGAATATCCGCCTAGAACTCTTTCTACATCAAAGTTGAACTCAACTGCACTCAGCTGGATATTATTCATAAGTCCTTCAAACAATAATATGGGGTCATCAAGAATTGTTGAAGAATCACCGTCAAAAATAACTTCTTCTATTTTGACCCTGCGGTTAGTCAAAGTATCGCCTTCATTCGCTACAAGGCTAGATACTTCTTGCATAATGTTGGAAATGCTGATATTTACCTTTTCGACAGTTCCATCCATAGAATTTCTGATATCACCACGCTTTACCATTGTGGCTATGTAGTCATTTCCACCGATAGAAAGTATCTTTAAAGTGTCATTTTCAAGAAGTCGTAAAGGAGCGTCATCCAAGAAAATTGTCACAAGAACTCTTGTCTTGAGTTGTTTTTTAGCTATTTCAGCTTTTTGTCTGGCTGTAAGTTTTCTTGTCATGTCTAGAATACCTCCACAAGCTCAAGCTTAAAGTTGGAATAACCAAGCTCCATTATATCGAGATTCATTACATCAGAATTGAACCTAACCATATAAGTATTGCCATCGCCGCCTTTATCGGACGCCCAAGTCCAGTTAAAAGATTTTTTACGACCTTTTTGGGCTATAAAAAAGTTTACAAGAGCTTCTCTGTCGACTTTATTTTTGTCAAACTCCAATACCCACTTTCGGCGAGGGTTTGTCCATAGGTCACGACGTTGTTCAGAGCCTGTGAATTTTTCATCCACTATCGTCTGAAACTCTACACTCGCGGTGTATGCTTTGTTATATTCAAAATTAAATGTATCTGTCATTTTTTCTCCTTTTTCTTAAATTAGCAGCTTTTTAAAATTCTTCTAAAGCCTGACCTGTTTGATTTCCAGGCATCTGCAATGATTCCGATAATCATTTCTTCATCATGTCTTGTTCTGTCTTGCAGGACTGGCTTTGCGGATTTTTTCTCCGAATATGAAGAAAAAGCTCCGTTTTGTTGATTTTGCTCATCATTTGCTTGCCCTGAAACTAATGGAGCAAAGGACTCGAAGTGTTTTTTGAGCATTTGTTCTTGTAGTTCTTTTTCTTGGGCTTCTGTTCTAACAGTTTCACCACCTTTTAGGATTGCAAGAATATCACCTCGCCCCATTACTTTTCCGCCTGTGTGTAATTTAGAAGGGACATTTGTTTCCACATGTCCTTCCAGTATAATTTTCCTAGTTCCTCCGCCGGTATTACCGCCACCTGAATTACCTGAGCCACCTCCGCTATTGCCGGAATTACCTCCTCTTGAGGTACTAGAATTTCCGCCAGAATTGCCTCCTGAACCACCGCCTGACTGATTACCGCTTCCAATATATGACCCTGCCAACATAGCTATGTTGGTAATACCATTTACCATACCCAATACATTGCTTAATTTTGATAAAAAGCTGATTCCTCCGCTTTTTATAACAGGTGCAGGAATATGTTCGATTACTTGAACCGCATTATTTTGATTTATTACTTGTTGTACCACTGCCGAGTTTGATACGTTCAAAAGTTCCTTTTCTGTCGGCACAGTAATATCTGCTTTTTGATTCTTTTTGATGTATAGCTTGGTCTTGTTGAAGAGGCTTTGATTATTATTTTGATTTGAGCTACTCATTTGTGGAATGTTAATTGTTGGCAACTTGCCTATTTGCCCGAAATCTTTTTTCAAAGATTTGTAATTTTTATCCACATATGAATCTGCCATGCCATATGCTAATGATCCTGCTGCTACAGTTCCGCCTATAGCTACTGTTTCGGGGAGTGTAGTGGCTACCAATGCAGAAGTTGCAACAGTACTCACAGCCTCTGCCGCACCTAAGCCTGCAAAATTACTTAAGGCAGCTTGCCTTGAACTTTCTTTTTTAATTGCTTTATCAAAAATAAATCCCAGACCAACATTTTTTAAAGCACTATATGCCTTTGCAGCCCATACAATACGACCTTTTTCTACACTTAAAGCAGAACCTATATCAGTTAAAGTTGTAGCTATATCTTTTGTTGTATAAACTATATCTTGATTTTGCTTTTTCTGCGTCATTATTTTCTCCTTTTTGGTATAATAAATTTGTAATTTTATAATATTGTCGAGGTGTTTTAAAAATGTTAAAAAAGATGTTCGACTTTTCAATTAAACATTCTTGGAAAAGTGCTATTGGATTTTATATTTTTTATTCAATTCTTGTAATAATGTTCGGATTTCTTTCAATTTTTGTCCTTGCTCTTTTTGTTAAGTTTTTTGTTCATTACACTTCCCAATATAATCATTCACTTAAAGCGTATTCTTTTTTTATAGATAATATTTTTTACTATGTGCTATGCACTGGGCTTTGCTTATTATTTATTTTTAAAAAGCAGTTGCGATGCCCATTTAGTATTTTTCTTTTAATATTAAGCATCCCTCTTACATTTATTGATGGTGATATTTGGGGCTTAATTCCCGCAACAATATTGTCAACGTTTCCAAATAGAAATATTTCTGAGTAGTTATGTAATTGTCATTTTTATTTTCTCCTTTTTTGATATAATTTCATTTGTAATATTTCTGGGGTTTATATATGCTCAAAAAAATGTTTGATTTTTCAAACCAAAGAAGTTGGAAGAATGCTATTGGATTTTACTTTTTTTTTATTGTTGTTTACGCTGTAATTTTAATTTTATTTTCAGTAACTTTTATAATTGGCCTAGCTTTATTTATTAAACTTACAGGTTCTGAAGTTAAGCAATATGACAAACTAATGTCTGATTTTGTTTTTTTTGCAAATAATATCCTATATGCTACAATTTGCATTGGATTTTGTTTATTATTTATTTTTAAAAAGAAATTACGCTGTCCTCTAAGTATTTTTCTTTTGCTATTAAGCGTCCCGCTTACTTTTATTGATGGTAGTACTTGGGGATTAATTCCATCAGCAATATTGTCTACTTTTCCGAATAAGAATATTTCTGAGTAGTTATATATTTGTCATTTTTATTTTCTCCTTTTTTGCGATTACCACCGCATAAATTGCTCAACTGCTTTGTCGCCTGACAGATCTTCCTCTTCAGAAGGCTTAATCTTCTTTTTTTCTGCATCTATCTTCATCAGAGCAAGTATTTTTCGTGGGGTCGATTTCCAAAAATCACTTTCGTCCATACCAAGATGAACAGTTCCTACATAGTTCAACAATGACCAGTCCCACTCGTCAAAAAAGTTGTAATCATCGCCCAGAGACTGATTCAAAGCATCAGACAATACCTTGATCACACCGTCATCTATGGACATATCTGCAAATTTTTTCAAAGGAAGACTTTCTTTGTTATGCAACAAACCTGCCCATAAAAAAGTCTTTACTGCTGCTATATCAAGTTTGTTCAAAAGCTCAAAAGCATCTTTTATTGATCCCAAAATCTGCTCTATATTTGCAAAAGCTTCAAAATCGAATCTTAGTCCATAAAATTTATTCTTTATTTTTATAAAAACCTCTTGTGGCCTGATTTCAGTTAACATTATTTTTCCTCCTTTTCGTGGGGTAAAAGGGAGGAATTGCCCTCCCTTTTGGTTTGTCTAGACTTAGTTAATAGTCGCCGCCGTTTCATTGATTCTGTATTCTTTAATGTTTCCGTTATTAGTTGTCGGAATTGCTATGCCAACGACCGAAACAATTGCATAGTCTTGAGTTTTATACTCAACTACAACAGAATTGGCTCTACACTTAAATAATGAGAAGTGGAAATCTCCTGCTGTACCGCCTGTGTAGTTTGTTTTTCCTTCAAGCTTGAAGTATTTTGGCGTACTTGATGCGCCTACAGTGTAAGTATGTACTTCATTGGGTGAAGTACCAGATGATACAAGGTTTCCGCCTTCTAAAATCGCCAACACTTCCAAATCCACTTTTGCACTTTCAAAAGAAAATCCGATAGTATCAAGCTGAATATAATAATCAAGAATTTTGCCGTCACCTTTTAGTCCTTTTTCTGTGAAATTTGGTGACAAGTTTATTCTTTGGATTCCCGGAACATCTTGTGCTGTCCCAAAAGTAAGTGCTGATGAAGTATCTGCTGTAACCTCAAAGATTTTCACATCGTCAACACCTAAAATTACTGATTGTTTTGATAAAGCCATTATTTTCTCCTTTCAGCCAATGGCGCTAGTTGCCACTTGGCGTGGTAACTACGGTAGTAAAGTTAAAATAGTTTTTCCCGGAATCTTCTCGACTGAAGTGCGGAGTTTCAACATGAGAGAAGAACATGTCTCTGTTATTGCAGTTTTTAAAACCCCCATTTTCTCCGCCCAATTCATTAAAAATACCCCAAATCAATGCTGATCCATTTGCATAGTCAGTATTTCTGACAGTTATAGATACTGTCACTTTTACATCATTAATTCCTTTTGGAATCGAAACTTTTCCTGATATTGTCTGTTCTGCATCAGTCAAAGGACTTGCAGTTCCACTTATTACGGTGACATTATCAGGAGTACTTGGAATTGCACCTAAAAGACAGTTGGAAGAATCCAAAGATGCCAATTGTGCTATCAGATAAGTTTGTATATCTTGTTCTATCAT